GTTCAGCTCAGAAAGAGCAGCACAGAAAGCAGCTAACACTATCAAGTCTAAATACGGCAAGGATGCACAGGTGTTTCAAACTGGTTCTCCTGCTACAAACTAACATAATAAAGAAAGCAATTAATGCTTTATGTATTGCAAGAAGCCGGTCAAATTGACCGGTTTTTTTTGTCTTAAAAGTTACAAGATAAATATCATACAAAGATGATTTACAACAACCTATCAAACGATGGCAACTCGATTAAAACTAATATCAAAAATTGATTGGAGCTATGTTTTACGTTCTCTCGGTGCAGGGCAAAAAAAATCGGCTGCCGACGTAATGAATCAATCTGAGTATCAAAGTTTATCTGATTCAAGCTATAATTTTACAAATAATTTCTGGCAAGAATATCATTATACCAAAGACTATGATTTTACGATTAATCAATGTTTTTCTGCTTTAACAAATTTGTTTTTTTTAGATAGTTGGATAACTAGAGTAGATCCCGGCAGAAATATTCCTTATCACAACTGTCAACTTTCTAACAGATATGATCTCGGCAGTTATAGAAACCTTTTTCAGCTTACCTGCTTCATTGACGCGCCGAGATGGGGTTCTGCATTTATTATCGAGGACCAACTTTTTTACAATATGCCTCTTGGTTCAATTGTAGCGTGGGAGAGCGGCGATAGCTCATATGCCTCAACAGTGGCGGGCGTAACTCCACAGTATTTGTATCATTTTATAGGATATAATTAGGTTTTTAATGGTCGAATTTATAGGTAATTGCAATAATATAATTAACTGGGATCGAGTTATAGCAGATTGTCAGCACAGCGGACCACATCACGAAGGTCCAGATTTTGGCTGGGAGGCGGAGTTACCGCAACTAGTAGAAATTAAAGGCCTCTGGGAAAAATGGTATAAACCGGCAGCAGACGGAGGAACGGTAGCTTGGGAAAGTTTTTTTCCAGGAAAACAATGGCGGCAGCGTGATGCTGACGCATTCTGTGATTTTGTTGGCCTTACTGAGCCAGTTAGTGTTTGGATAAGTAGAATAATGCCGGGCTGCTTTGCGCCCGTTCACTGGGATGTTCAATCAGACGAAAATACATATATTCCAGAAGAAGAGTATCTATTTAAAAGATTTCATTGTCATATAACCAATCCGAATCCTGGACATTTTTTTGTGGTTGACGAAACTGCATTTTATAATGAAGATAAAGGAAATGTTTACAAATGGCAATCTAGAAAAAGCTGGCATGCCGGTTCAAATTGCGGGTTGGCTCCTAAATATTTGCTAAATGCGTTCGGAAAATAACTTGCAGGCGACGTTTAGTTGACAAAAATAATTTATACCGCTATAATAATAGGCTATTAGGAGAGTTTGAAATATGTCAAAGATTTATGGACCTGAAGAAAAAGCAAAACTAGAGCGTTTAATTCAAGAAGGAAGCAATGTACTAAGAGAAGTAGAAGATTTGCAAGAAGGATTAAAAGAAACAGTAAAAGCTGTAGCTGAAGAATTGCAGATTAAACCCGCAATTATTAATAAAACAATTAAGATTGCACACAAGGACGAATGGTATAAACATCAGGAAGAATGGGAAGAAATTGAAGGCATTCTAGATATCACAAAAAACCTGCCCGACAACAAATCAGAATAAATATTCTCTAAGAGCAAGGCATGGCGGGCCAAAAACCGCAAAGTTGGTATAAGCGAGCCGAAAATCGCAATAAGGAAAAAAATATGAGTTACGTTGATGCGAACTATGATCGCGATCAAGATATCATTCGCGTTGTTGAGAGGAACAACAAAGGCGAAAGAGAGTTTAAAGAATTTCCTGCAAGACACCTTTTCTATTACGAAGACCCCAAGGGCAAATTTCAAAATATTTTTGGCGATCCGGTAAGTCGAGTAAGCTGCAAAAATATTAAAGAACTAAGAAAAGAATTAGCTATACACTCCAATAAAAAACAGTTCGAAAGCGATATCAATCCGATATATCGTTGTTTGGAGGATAACTATCTAAATCAAGATGCTCCAAAACTAAATGTTGCTTTTTTCGATATTGAAGTTGACTTCGATCCAGAACGAGGTTATGCTGCTCCGGAAGATGCATTTATGCCCATTACTGCAATTGCAGTCCATCTTCAATGGCTAGAAACGCTAGTATGTCTAGCTATACCTCCAAAAACACTATCAATGGAGGAGGCCAAAAAACAAGTAGAAGATTTTCCAAACACAATGCTGTTTGAAACCGAGGCAGAGCTTTTAGATACGTTTCTTGATTTGATCCAGGAAGCCGATGTATTAAGTGGTTGGAACTCGGAAGGTTTTGATGTTCCGTATACTGTAAACCGAGTTACAAAAGTGCTAAGCAAGGAAGACACCCGACGATTCTGTTTATGGAACCAGTTGCCTAAAAAACGAGAATACGAAAAATTCGGTAAAACTTCGCAAACATTTGATTTTATTGGTAGAATTCATGTCGATAGCTTAGAGCTATATCGTAAATATAACTACGAAGAAAGACACACGTATAGGTTAGATGCTATCGGTGAGCTAGAAATCGGAGAGAATAAGACAGTATACGAGGGCACACTTGATCAGCTATACAACAATGACTTCCGTAGGTTTATTGAATACAATAGACAGGATACAGCACTGTTGGACAAGCTAGACAAGAAGTTGAAATTTATTGACCTTGCGAACACAATTGCACACGAAAACACAGTTCTTATTCAGACCACAATGGGTGCTGTTGCTGTGACTGAACAGGCAATTATTAACGAAGCACATAGACGAGGAATGGTTGTACCAAACAGGATCAAACGCGAGCCTGGTTCTGAACCTGCGGCAGGTGCATATGTTGCGTATCCCAAAAAAGGAATCCACGAGTGGATTGGATCTGTTGATATAAACTCTCTGTACCCGTCAGTAATCCGTGCCTTAAATATGGGACCTGAGACAATCGTAGGACAGCTTCGGCAAGACGGCACGAAAACAATGATAGAAGCAGAGATGGGGAAGGGCAAGTCGTTTGCTAGTGCGTGGGAGGGCAAATTCGGTAGCCTAGAATATGAAGCAATAATGAACAAAGAAGTAGGGCGTGAAATTACCATCGACTGGGAATCTGGCAGTAATGACAACTTGTCTGCGTCTCAAATTTATGACCTTATATACGAATCAAATCAACCTTGGATGTTAAGCGCTAATGGCACAATCTTTACGTATGAATTTGAAGGTGTTATTCCCGGGTTGTTGGCACGATGGTATAAAGAACGTAAGGAAATGCAAGCCAAATTAAAAGAAGCCAGAGCTGCAGGTAATAAAGTTGAGGAAGAATATTGGGATAAACGTCAGCTTGTTAAAAAGATTAATCTAAACAGCCTATACGGCGCTATTCTTAATCCCGGATGCCGGTTTTTTGACAACAGAATCGGCCAGAGTACAACCCTAACTGGCCGGCAAATCACTAAACACATGGCAGCAAAAATTAATGAGGTAATCACAGGTGAGTATAATCATATCGGCAAGGCTATCGTGTACGGCGATACTGATTCTGCGTACTTTTCTGCATATACAACGCTGCGACAAGATATTGAAAAAGGAAATATTCCTTGGACCGTCGATAGTGTAATTGATTTATATGATACAATCGGCGAAGAAGCGAATCAAACATTCTCTAAGTTTATGCAGACAGCATTTCATTGTCCTAAAAAACACGGCGAAATTATCAAAGCAGGACGTGAGATTGTAGCGTCGAAAGGATTATTCATTACTAAAAAACGCTATGCGGTGTTAGTTGTTGACAACGAAGGAAAACGCCTTGACGTCGAAGGTAGTCCTGGTAAGATAAAACCCATGGGGCTAGATCTAAAGCGGTCGGACACTCCCGTCATTATCCAAGACTTTTTATCTACAGTTTTACAAATGGTACTACAGGGATACGATAAAGAACAAGTACTTGATTATATTACAGATTTTAGAACAGAATTTAAGGCTAGACCTGGCTGGGAAAAAGGTTCTCCTAAGCGAGCAAACAAGATTACCGAATATAAAGCAAAGGAGAAGAAAGCCGGTAAGGCTAACATGCCCGGACACGTGCGAGCATCAATAAATTGGAATACTCTAAAAGACATGCACGGAGACAAATACTCTGTAGCCATTACAGACGGAGCAAAGGTAATTGTGTGTAAACTCAAGCCTAATCCAATTGCTTATACTTCTGTGGCATACCCGGTAGACGAATTGCGGCTGCCAGAGTGGTTCAAAGAGCTGCCGTTTGACGACGCAGCAATGGAAACTGCTGTAATCGATGAAAAACTAAAAAATCTTATCGGCGAACTAGGCTGGGATATTGCTAGCACAAGATCCGATAACAATTTTTCTAAGCTGTTTGATTTTGAATAAAAAATCATTGACAAATCACCAAAACCTAAATATACTTGTAAAACAAATGGAGATAATAACATGCAAGACATCTTACAGGACATTGTAAGTCACACCCAAAATCTAGGCTTCCTTCTTACTGTAAAAGTAGTTGGAGACGAAGATAAAACAGAGTTCTTTTCTATGGCAGACGATCGATCTGTAATTATGAGTGCGGAAACACACAATCCTTATAAAGATATGATCGGCACGTTTGGCATGCCGCAGCTTAATAAGTTAAAATATTTGTTAGACGGATCCGAGTATAAGCAAGATGCTGAAATTTCAATTACTACTGCCGAACGCAACGGCGAGACAATTCCGGTCGGAATTCATTTTGAAAACAAAGATGCCGACTTTAAAAACGATTATCGTTTTATGAATCAAGATATAATTAACGAAAAAATGAAGACTGTTAAGTTTCGTGGTGCAAATTGGAACGTAACAGTAGTGCCTAGCCTTGCTAGTGTGCAACGATTCAATTTTCAGGCAGGAGCAAACAGCGAGCATCCTACATTCATTGCTCGGACAGAAGATACAAATTTAAAATTTATGTTTGGTGATGCCAGCACCCACGGCGGTGAATTTGTTTTTGCAACCGACATCGAAGGAAAATTAGACAAAGGGTGGGCATGGCCGGTTGCTCCTATACTTGCTATTCTTAAAATTGCAGACGTTAATAACACAAAGATGAGTTTAAGCAACGACGGTGCTATTCAGATCGAACTCGACTCTGGGCTAGCTAATTACAAATACATTATTCCTGCACAGGCAGCCTAAATAATAATATGAAAAAACCAGTAGATCTAACTCCTTTACAAAAAGACTATGCAGTTTATTTGCCTGCTATTAGTAGCTTTTATTCAACTTACATCGCCAAACAGCGACAAGGAGAATTTGTACCGACTGATCGAATTCCAGAAGGGTTCGATCGCGGAATCGAAGGCATGAACTTTCTCAACCCTGAATCTGGATATTATACATATGATTATGCATTATACTCTGCAGGACATGCCCAGCTTGATCCGAAAAAGACACTAGAATCAGACATTATGATTCACGATAGAGATCGATCGAGGTCGATGGTCTTAGGAGACAGCGGAGGTTATCAGGTAGGTAAAGGGATTCTTAAATTTGATTGGCTGAATTTTGAAGGCGACGCTGCAAACGCAACACGGGATAAAATTCTCAACTGGCTGGAGATGACGGCAGATTGGTCAATGACGTTAGATGTTCCGACTTGGGCATGTGATCACATACATGCTCCAAAGACAGGCCTAAAGTCGTTTGAAGATTGCCTTGATAAAACTCGTTATAATAACCAGTATTGGTTAGAACGCAGACAAGGAAAAACTAAGTTCCTTAATGTTTTACAAGGTTCGGACTGGGATACTGCAGAGCAGTGGTACGAAGGAGTTAAGGAATTTTCAGACGACAGCGTATGGGGTGATAAAGCATGCGAAGGCTGGGCCATGGGCGGGGCTAATATGTGTAAAATGCCGATCACATTGCGTAGGCTAATTACAATGAAGTTTGATGGCATGCTTGATCATAAAAACTGGATGCACTTTTTGGGGACTGCACAGCTGGATTGGTCGTGTTTTTTAACAAGTATACAACGTCAAGTTCGTAAACATTGCAACGAAAATTTTACAATTTCGTTTGATTGTGCATCGCCGTTTATTGCAACTGCACACGGACTTGTTTACACAAACGCACAACACAATGCAAAGCGGTGGGCAGTGATTATGGACAAGGCGCCAGACAACAAAGCACTTGCGGAACGCCACGATATTCCGTTTCCGTTCGAAAGCGAAATAGGAAGGAGACTCAGTATTGCTGATATCTGTCATTATGCGCCCGGAATGCTTAATAAGATCGGAAAGGAAGGCAAAACTGCATGGGATTCTTTTGCCTACGCACTAATGATGGGACATAACGTTTATTCGCATATCGTTGCTGTACAACGTGCAAATAACCTCATGGATATCGAGCGGGCAAAGGCACGCCCCGATTGGAGGTACTGGAAAAAGGTAAAGCAGGCAGACAAAAGCGACGAGTATTCTGACTGGGTTCCACGCAATATTCTGTACTTTGATCGATTTGTCGAAGAGCTTTTTGAATGTGAATCTAAAGAATCGGCATTTGAGATGATTAAACAAGCAGATAGTTTTTTGAAAGACCTCGAAGGAGCAAGATTGCGAGGAGGCATTACTAACGAGTTTAACAGGATGTTTGTAGAAATCGACGACGAAGGCGACGAAAAACAGCCTTGGGCTGATGATAGAGAAGATGGCGAATTAGATAAACTGGAAGATAAACTGAAAGATTAGAAATGACACCAAGCCAAAACAAAAAAATTGTAGAAAAAATAAACACATTCTCAATTACAATTACTAGATCAGATTTTGAAAAATTGCGTGATTTAATCGAAGAGTTTGAGAATGTAGACAGTGTCGAATGTATCCAAGAAGACGACGGTGTTAGGTTTAAGATATACATTGAAGATTTCGAAGTCACTTTTAAAAGGAACTTGCATGAATAGAAGTTACACTACAGGCAAACACGATGATGTTCAATTTTTCACAGGTTGGGAAGTAGAACGCACGCCTGCTTTCGGTATGATGACACTGTTTGTCACAGGCTTACACGCTGCTGATGACATCATGGATCTATATGACAAACACAACTGCGAACACATCTTCTTTGGCGCTAATCACTCGTTTTCTCCAGGCTCCGACTATGCTGAATGGGAACAGTGGGAGAGAATGATTGCCTACTTTCTCGATAACAATTATCTATGCACTCTCGACATTCCGCTTTCTGAAGTAGAGCAGTTCAATGATTCCTACTTATGTGAATACGATAACTTTATTCCGCAGATTAGAGTACCTGTTCCATATATCAAACTGTGGAACTACAACACCATGCTCAAGATAGACGACACAGACTTTCGACATTCCAATCCAGGTGTGTGGTGTCACTCACTGCACGACCTAATGGCAAGAGATAAATTCACAGATTGGCGTGATTACGAAAACGACGAGGCAATATCATGACTATAATTAAACAAGATGTTCGACCTAAAAAAATGATTTGGGTGACGTTTCGGCAAGAAGGAGTGCATAAATACCCTGCGGCATTAGAAGATCCTAACCTTGCTACAGGCGGCTGGGACGATGTATCATTTTTAGGTTATCCGCATCGGCATATTTTTCATTTCAAAGTATGGATTGAGGTGTTTCACGACGATCGAGACATAGAGTTTATTCAATTTAAACGCTGGTGTCAACGACTGTATCAACAAATCGACGGCGCAACGCCCGCACTGGACTTAGATTATAAAAGCTGTGAGATGATGTCAGACGATTTATATAAAACGATTACTGAAAAATATCCAGATCGCGAGATATGGATCGAAGTCTCCGAAGACGGAGAAAATGGCTCTTTCGTCAAATATTAATAAAGGAAAAAAGATGAAGAAAGAAGTAGTTAAAATTTTTAACGATCTTGAAGAATATCATAACTTCTGTCGTTTCGAAATGCGCGAATTTAATCCGGCCCATCTGTATCGAAAAAGCAATCGAAATTTTCGTGCATTCCTAGCTTACAAAAACGCAAAAAGACACAGCAAGGGCCGAAACTTCAACAAGCCGTACGATAAAAAACGATGACAGTATATATAGTTGATATTGAGGCGGTAGAAACCCGCTATACCGGCCAATGGAAAACCCATGTGCCTCGCATACTTAAAAAGCATGGCATGGATGTGAGTGTTATTAGCGGCACTGCTGACATTCCAAAGGCAACTACACCGGGTGCTTTTTTAAACTTCGGCGGAACAAATATCTATAAAGCATCACAGGTTGAGAAAATTGGACGATTGTTCTGCGAGGGCCAGATCAAAGAAGGCGATCACTTTTTATTTACAGATGCTTGGCACCCCGGCGTGATCAATTTAAAATACATGAGCGAATTGCTAGGAGTTAAAGTAAAGATACACGGCTTATGGCATGCAGGCAGCTATGATCCTCAAGATTTTCTTGGGAGATTAATAGGCGATGCTCCGTGGGTGAGACACGCAGAAAAAAGTATGTATCATGCGATTGACCATAACTATTTTGCAACAGAATTCCATGTTAAATTATTTTTTGACAACTTATTGCAGCAGGGTCATACTATAGAAAATCCGTGGTATGAAGAGGAGTGGGAGGAGGTTTACGACGACGGGAAAATAATTAGATCGGGATGGCCTATGGAATATCTTGCAGATTCCCTCGTTTCGTATAAACACATGCCGAAAAAAGACCTTATACTATTTCCTCACAGAGTTGCTCCAGAAAAGCAGCCCGATATCTTCCGAGACCTTAAAACAGCACTGCCGCAATACGAATTTATCATGTGCCAAGAACAAGAACTTACTAAAAACGAGTATCATAACCTACTAGGAGAAGCAAAATTAGTATTTTCTGCTAATCTACAGGAAACACTTGGCATTAGCTGGTACGAAGGTGCTCTTGTGGGAGCACTGCCGCTGGTTCCTGATAGGCTAAGTTACAGCGAGATGGCCGAAGCAGAGTTTTTGTATCCCAGTGAGTGGACGGAGAGTTTTGAAAAATACAAACAACATAAAGAAGAAATATGTAATAGAATAATTGCATGTATGGATGGTTACGAAAATTATCTACCTGCATTAAACAAACAGGTAGTTAGGCTTAAGACTGATTTTTTCAGCTGTGACAATTTTATAAAAAAAATTAAATGAAAAATAAACTAGGGTTTGTTGGCGACAGTCATACCTGCGGGTATTTTTCTACTTCGGACAGCGCTTTGACGTGGCAGGAAAATAACTATGCGGAAATATACAGCTCACTTAATGAGCTGGCCTGCATTTCTTATGCTTCTGCCGGAGCACCTTTTACAAAATATGCACAATGGGCCAAAATACTTTTAAATAACCATCCGGATATAGGTAAACTTTTTATTCAGAGCACATATTGGGATAGATGGTCAATGGTAACGAATTTGCACTGCGAATTTGTAGAAATGCCGCTTGATCTTTTAACAAAGGTAGGTAAACAGAAAGACAGATTTACGGGTTATACCGATTACAATACTGTGTTTAATGGAATTACAGAATGGTTCGAAAAGCCAGGATTTTTTACCTTAGAGAACCCAAGCTTTCACCGGTATAACCCTAACGATATACAAGATCTTAACGATATGACGCAGGACCAATATAAAAAGATAAAATTTTGGCATGAGCAACTATCACATCTGACGTATTTTGCATACCTCAAGGAATTGAAATGTATAGATGCCATATTACAGGAGTTTGATATCGATGGGTTTGTATGGTTTATGAACGATGATGTAGAGCGTCCAAAATCGTTTAATGCGTTTGGACAATTTAATAAGTTGCATATAGTGGAATACCCTGCATGTGATTTTCTAAAAGATACAAAAAATATCGATCCCTTAAATTTTATGATAGACGAAGAACACTTTAACACAGAATTTCATACTTACCTTGCAAAAGATTTTATTCCATTTGTGCTTTCGTTTGACAACGACCCAAATACAATCTATAATAGAAATAACAATAGACATCCCCGTCTATAACTCGGAGAACTTACGTGAAAACATCAGAAAAAATAAAACAGAGACTGGAAGACAACAACGCCCGTTATTGGGCAGGCGATAATATTGCAGACTATATCGAAGAAGGTGAGAGAGACGAACTGATAGTAGAACTTACTGGAAAGTTTGAGTCAGTAATCGACTCCCTCGTAATTGATAGACTGCGCGATCCTAATTCTCAGGACACTGGCAGGCGTCTTGCAAAGATGTATGTTAATGAACTGATGGCAGGACGCTACTACCCACAGCCTAACGCAACTGCTTTTCCAAACGATCCCAAAGACGGCTATTCCGGAATGCTGGTAGTGCGTTCTGAACTGCGTTCTATGTGTTCGCATCATCACCAACCAGTGGCAGGTGTTGCGTACATTGGTATTATTGCTGCTGAGAAGTTAATTGGACTTTCTAAGTATACTCGAATTGCTCAGTGGTGTGCTCGTCGAGGAACGCTGCAGGAAGAACTAGCAAATGACATAGCGAGAGAAATTATGAAAAGCACAGGATCTGACAACGTCGGTGTGTACATTCAAGCCACGCACGGATGTTGCGAAAACAGAGGCATTATGGCGCACTCTAGTCTAACACAAACCACAGTTTTGGAAGGCGCTTTCCTAACAGACGCATCTGTAAAGGAAGAGTTTTTCCACAACATCAAACTACAGCAAGAATTTGCTCCGAGGTAATAGATGGAATCTAACTTTAACCTAGAAAGATTCGATATCTTTCCAGTTCCTGTATATGCAATAAAATTGCAGAATGTCGACGAAATAAACAGTTATTTAGAACGAACAGCAGGAAGACTCGAACTAGAAGACGGCCACGACAAAACTAACTACTGTGAAACTGGGTATACTACTTTTAAAAAACACGATAACATTTTAAGTCATGACGAATGTCAAACGCTCTTAGAATTAATCGGCAACGCGGTTTTTACTATTCATCAGAACACCGGTCTTACTGGCGGCGTTTATTTGCAAAATAGCTGGCTTAGTATAAATCGAAAGCACTCGTATCACGAAAGGCATAACCATTTACCTAGTACATGGAGCGGTGTTTACTATGTAAAAGCAAACACTGATGATGCGAATTTAACATTTGTCAACAATAATCTAAGATCGCATTGGCCGTTTTGTCAACTCGAAGAAAATAACATGGACAATAGTGCAAACGCAATGTTCTCTGCTGAAACTGCTAGGCTTTACATATTTCCTAGTTATGTTGAACACATGGTAGAAGAACAACTTGTACAACAGGATAGGATTACACTTTCATTTAATTTTGGCGTAAAGTTTTCAAACACAGAGGAACAAGAAAATGATTAAAATTATATTACATTTACTAGAAAAAATGGATAGGAAAAGAGTCATTACTGACAGGTCGGGTAGAATACCATATTTAATAAGATATTATCTATTTTTAAAAGATAGAAAACACTTTCCTATAAATGTAACCCTCCATAAGGTTCTAGTAAGCGATGAACCTACGTTGCATGATCACCCCTGGGGTTATGCTACTTTTATTTTAAAAGGAGGGTACTGGGAGCATACGCCGAAAGGACAATTTTGGAGAGGCCCTGGACATTTTAGAATTCGCAAACCTAACGATCTACATTGGTTAGAACTGCCGAAGGATCATGAAGGCAACGAAGTTCCTTGCTGGAGTTTGTTTTTTATGGGCAAAAAGAAGCAGGATTGGGGATTCCTTAAAGATGGCGAATGGGTTCATAATGAGGTCTATCTCAAGGAAAAATATAATGGTTAAAAAGTATTACTATTCATGGCACGATATCGAAGACATGTGCGTAAACATTGTTACTCAAATGTATGCTGACAACTGGCAACCCGACTATATTGTTGGCATCACACGCGGCGGAAATGTTCCCGCTACAATTATTTCTAACATGACCGGAATACGTTGCGAGGCGCTAAAAATAAGTTTGCGCGACAGCGGAGACCACAACTGCGAAAGCAATTGCTGGATGGCAGAAGATGCTTTTGGCTATATAGGTCTAGAAGAACGCGAAGTTTACAAAAGTCGTTGGGATGTTGACAAACGTAAAAATATTCTAATTGTAGACGATATCAACGACACCGGCGCTACTTTTAACTGGATAGTAGAAGACTGGAAAAACATTTGTTTGCCAACCGAACAAAGTGCCTGGAATTCAGTGTGGGGGAATAATGTTAAATTTGCGGCCATTACAGAAAATTTAAGTTCAACGTTTGGTGGAGTAAACTATTTTACACACGAGGTGAACAAGGCAGAAAAAGACGTTTGGCTAGTCTATCCATGGGAATGTGTAGGAGAGTACCGTGACTGATTGGGCAATTATGATCCCATTTGAAGATGATTATATGTATGTTACTCAGTTCGTAGAGGGGATGGACTATAGAGCGCCTACAGTAAAAACTTTTGCTACACGAGAAGAAGCAGAACAAGCAGCAGATGTCTGGCGTATTCCAGGCAAAGAATCTCTCGTAAAGGTAGTGGAATATGACCCGAACACTTGAACAGGCCCAGGCCGATGCAGTAGCACCGTGGCACGAAGCACTTGTGGTTACACGTGACTATTCTGTGTTTCGAGATGCGTACCCTGTCACAGAAGGTCACGTTCTTTTTGTGCCTCAACAGGAAGACTGGCAGCACGTTACTAAATGCTGGGAAGCTGCGTATCGCTGGGGCACAGACTGGGTAGATAGGGGCTATTGCGAAGCATTTAACATAGGCATGAATGTAGGAGAGGCAGCAGGACAAACTGTTCGATATCCTCACGTACATCTTATACCAAGAAGAACAGGTGATATGTCAGATCCTCAAGGAGGAGTAAGGCACGTTATCCCTTCTAAAGGAAATTATACTTTGGCTAACAGTAGTAAAAGCTTTACATATGCAGAATCAGTAACCGGATTAAGCCAGGACTTAGTATGAATAAGACTCTATTCGTTGGCGATAGCCACTCAAAGGGATTTAGAATAGATAGCGGATCTGAAATTCATTGGAGTGATAATAATTATGCAGAACTTTACGGCGAGATAAACAATGAACCGGTTATTATTTATGCTCAGGAGTCAGCAGGCAATTACGCATATGCAGAATGGATAAAAAATTCATTAGTGTTATATCCTGATATAAATCAAATATTCATTCAGAATACTTACTGGAATCGATATAACATTGCGGCATCTTCTAGGATCGACCACGGGGTAAAATATAAACTCGGACATTTTGCAGAAGAAGTTATGCAATCAACTGAAAAATGTAGGAAATATACCGATCTATCTATTAAAGATGATTTTATAGAATTAAAATTACAGCCCGACCCCAATAGTTATAACTTATTCACAGGGTATAAAATAGATTTTGCAGAGGAGCAAGACCTAAGAGAAATACAACATTACGATTTTGACTTTACATATCTTTTCTATATCCTAATGTCTCAACTGCAGTACAAACAATTTACAAAAGATTTGATTGTGATAGATCAAATTTGCAAAGAGCACAATATACCTTGGTATTTGTGGAGAATGAATAACCGAGCTGTGCTTCCAGATGATATAGAGCCTTGGGCCAATATACAAAACGGCACTGTGATATATACCTCAGCAGCCGATTGGTTTTATAATGAAGACAATCTAGATTTTGAAGATTATAAAATAGACGACGAGCACTACAGCAAGTTTATACATGAAAAAATCGCTGAAAAATTTATACCTTATATGCTCGATCATAGAATTAGCTAAACAATTGACTTTACACAATAAAGATGTTAGACTGTACTATAATTTAACAAGTGAGAAAACAATGGCATTTGAATGGCACAAGATACACAAATTTGAAGAAGGCTTTGAAAGAGAAATTGCACAATCAGTAGAAGAATATGTGTTAGAGTATTACGAGGCCGAATCTATTGAGGATCTAACACAGGAAAACGTAGAAGAAATTACCGAATACACAGAAGCAATGAATCCCTACAGTATTATGCGAGTTGGATTTTCAGAATTGCTTAATGACTTGGAGAATCTAGATGAGTAAGTTAAGATACTCAGAAGTATTTTACTCTATACAAGGAGAAGGCAGATTTGTAGGCGTTCCTTCACTGTTTCTACGCACGTTTGGCTGCAACTTTCGTTGTCAGGGCTTTGGTATGAATCAAGGCTATGAAAAACAGAAGCACAATCCAGAAGTTAAAGAATTACTAGACAGTGGTGTAGTCGAAAAGACTGAAACATTCAAAGACTTGCCCATTGTTCACACAGGCTGTGACACATATGCGTCAATCTACCCTGAGTTCAAAAAGTTCATGCAGAACAAGACTG